CCCTGAACGTTATCGCATTGAATCAAAAGAATGCGAATTAGGTTTGCGTCCTAAAAGACGTAAAGTAATCGAAATGCTTGATATGTTTAAACCTAAAAATAAAATTGGGTTTAAAATTATCGGGTGCAATCTTAAACGTAATGAGGCGCTTCAGATAGAAGCTGCATTAAGACCTAAAGGTCACACTTCTAGTCTTGATCAGCGTATTTGGAATGAAGTTGCAGGAGGATAAAATGAAAGCAGCTGTGTATTGGAATCTACACAAAAATATTTTCTCAATTCAGTCCCGAGAGAAAGAGAACTACGGTAAAGTAGTATCTCATAAAGACTCTGTAGTAGTAGGTCTACCAAAGTTTGTTGTACGACAAGCTGGACGAGAGAAAGTATTAAAACAAAAATCAAAGAATGTACACGCTTTTGTTGTTGGTAACGTAGAGCCTGATATGTTCTTTAACTTAGGTCCAGGGCGACTTGTGACCTATAATCCTTATAAATACAATAGCTTTGTGATGGCTGACACTAAAGAACCGATTGAAGAAGGAACTTTAGTTAGGCTTAGAACTCATAATAATAAACCTGTAATGGAGTTATACTAATGCAAACCGATAGTGTTTGGAAAGTCTTTAGCGTAGACGTTAGACACATGCCTTATGTAGATTTAGAGGTATATGGTACTATCACTGAAGGGGGTGGCTATGATGATGAGCCGCTTTGGAGAGAAGTAGAAATTACTGATATCTGGAGTTTAGATAAACATGCACCAGTTTCAGAAAAAATAAAAACTTACCTTTTAAAAGAATATGGCGAGTACTTTGAACAGGAGTTGCTAGATGAATATGAAATATGGTAATGATGATTGGTCTTTACTAGAGGACCATTATGAAGAAAGAGCTGCTATTTTAGAGTATGATGCAGGTTATACTCGTTATGAAGCAGAGCAGTTAGCAGCTCAAATGTATGGCTTTGAAAATAAGTCAGCATTAAAGAAACATGTGCAAGAATTAAAGGCAAAAGAAAATGAGCATAATGTATCACGTTGAAATCGAAGGCGCTGAACTATTAGTGACTAATTCTTGGCAACAGGCAATTGATTTATGGGCTGTCGAAAGATCAGTTGGTAAGTTGGGTCAAATTGTTGCTAACTATAAAAATAAAGAAAAGATAATGAAGACTCATGAGGATATTGCTCATTGGTCTAAATTTCTTTTAGATAATAACTATAACAGAGTAGAAAAGAGGCTTATGACTGACTTAGCTTTTGAACAAGAAGATGATGGTATGACAGTAGTAGACGTTAAAGATGATATACGTTTCCGTAATGAAATTCCTGAGCTTATGGGTAAAGTGTTCGGAGGTTCTGAAAAGCTTAAAGAGAGTTTAGACTTTCATGGAAACTTTGAAGAAATGTCTTCAGAAGAACAGGATCAGATTATTAACCCTAAACACTATAAAATGATTCCTAAAGAAGCATATGCTGCTCATCCAGATGGTTTAGAATATATGGACCTTATGGAGTATATTCTTGCTCATCACAATGGTGTTGAGTCTCACTTATTAGGCCAAGTATTTAAGTATGCTTGTCGTTTAGGAAAGAAGGACGCCAAACTTCAAGATGCTAAGAAAATCGCTTGGTATGCAAACCGATTAGTAGAGGTAATCAAAAATGAAGGATCAGGAAATTCTTGATAAATTAACTACTGTATCAGATCTTATAAATGAAGAATTTAAAGATTGGAATCGATACGAAAGTAGTATGTATATGGCTTATGGACCTAGTATGCTAACTGTAATGGAAACTCTTAAGGAATTAAGAAAATACTTTGAAAGCCATGCTAAGTTTGAAAAAGAACTTAAAGAAGCTTACAATGAAGGTTGGCCAGATTTTGTAGATGGAGATATCATATGATGACAGAGGCAGATGCTTGGAAAATTGAGCAAGAACGTTTGTTAGCTAAAATTAAGCCTGATTTAGAAAAAGTACTAGAGGGCTTAAATACAGCACAGCACTATATGCATGAAACCCATGAGTATGAATCAGACTTACTTGATAGTATTTGTGACAACATACAAGAGAATATTAACTTAATTGAAGGGCTTATCAGTGATTAAAAAGTTTGAGCAAGCGTATATACGCCGAATGGCTCGTATGTATAGAGATTTTCATAATGATATGTCTATACGTGCAGCCGTGCATAAAGCGTACGAAGCTTATGAAATCTATCGAGAAACAGAAGTGGAGATAATGTATGAGGAATCCAAGCGCACTTGAAGACTTAGAGTTTGATATTGAAGGTGGTTCTTACTCTGAACTAGCAGATGCTTTACAATATTGGGCAACAATATTCTGGGAAGGAACCCTTGAAGACTCTTATGGAGATTGCCTTGCATATCTTCTTTATAACATGTCAAAGGAAATGAGACAAGTAGATGAGACTAGTATTTGATATTGAAGCTGATAACTTACTACCTAAGTTGTCAAAGTTTCATTGCGCAGGTGCTATTGATATCGATACAGGAGAAGAATACTGGTTTATGAATGAAGAAGATGATTTCGTAAACTTTATTAGTCTATTGTATAAGGCAGACGTTGTTGTAGCTCATAATGCTTTTGGCTACGACATCCCTGCTTTAAAAAAGTTGGCCCATTTTATGGGCCGCTCCTTTAATATCGATAATAATAAAGTACATTGTACAAAAGTAATGAGCCAAGTTCTTAACTATCGTAGGTTCGGGTTTGGTCACTCTTTAAAGCAATGGGGTGAATTCTTCAAAGATTATAAGGGTGACTATCAAGGTGGTTTCGAAGAGTTTAACATGGAAATGTTTGACTATATGAAACAAGACGTTAGACTTGGTGTTAAAGTTTATAAGTATCTTTTAAAAGAACTTAAGGCTTATATCGGTAAACATAATTCTAAAGATATACTTTCGGCTTTACGGTCTGAAATGGAACTTGATAGAATTATGACAGAACAGTGTGAGAATGGTTGGCTCTTTAATAAAGAAGAAGCTAAAGAACTTGTTAATACGATTGATACAAAAATGGTAGAGATTACTAACTTTGTCAATCCGCTATTATCAGGTAAAGCAGTTGTTGTTGACCCCGATACGCAACGTGAACATGAACCAATTACAGGTAAACGTTATGCGAAAGAAAAAACTCCAACTTACACGAAAACAGGAAAGATCGCTGCCCACACTATCAACTGGTTTGGGGATGACATGGGCAGTACTATTGATGATTCCAAAATCATGGGAGCTTACTGTAGGGTTAGCTTTGAGTCTGGTGATATTGGTAACACTGATACGGTTAAGTCTTATTTGGGAACAATTGGCTGGAAACCAGACGAATGGAACTGGAAGAGGGTTGATGGACAATTCGTTAAAGTCTCAGCAAAACTCACAGATAGTTCATTGGAACCACTTGGAGATGTAGGTAAGGCTCTTATGGAGTACTATACTTTACGTTCTCGTAAATCAATTTTGGAGGGTTGGTTTGATCACATCGATAATAATTCTCGTTTACATGGTGATGTCTTCAATATTGGTACGCCTACTTTTAGACAGACTCATAAAATCATTGCCAACTTACCTTCGGGAAAGGCCACACTTGGTCCCGAATTTCGTAGACTTTTTGTTTCTCCTCGTGGGTATAAGTTGGTTAGTGCTGATAGTGCTGCTTGTCAGTTAAGACTATTAGCATATTATATGAATGATCCAGAATTTACTAAACAAGTACTTGAAGGTGATATTCATCAAATGAATGCAGATATTATTGGCTGTACACGAAATGAAGCTAAGCGATTTATTTTTGCTTATCTTTACGGCGCAGGTGCTCAAAAACTTAGTGGCTATATTAACAAGTCTGTTAATGAGACTAAGAAGGCTATTAAGAAGTATAAAGCAGCTTTGCCAAAGCTAGTACAACTTGCAGAAAAGTGTAACAAAGCTATTGAAACAAGAGGCTATATCTATGGTCTTGATGGACGCCCTATTAAGTTAAACAGAGAGGAAAGACATAAATCTCTTAA